GACAAGCAGTTCCCCGGGCCCACGGCGCACTGGGGCTGCCGGTCCACCCAGATCCCGGTCACGCGGTCCTGGGAGGAGCTGGCCAGGGCGGCCGGTGGGGACCCGGAAGCCGCGAAGGTGCTCGACGGCATGTCCGTCAGTGACCGGGCCAGCATGGACGGGCCGGTGAGCGGCAAGCTGACCTACGAGACCTGGCTGAAGGGCAAGGACGAGGCCTTCCAGCGGGAGGTGCTGGGCCCCGCCCGGTTCCGGCTATGGTCCAAGGGCAAGTTGGGCCTGGGTGACTTGACGAACCAGGCCGGGCACGAGCTGACCCTGGACGAGCTGACCGCCTTGATCCGCCGCAGAAAGTAAAGTCAAGGTTTACACCGTGGGGCAGAGCCTTGGGGCAGGTAGGCGCGAAGTCTATCGCGGCGTGATGCCGCCCCATGGAGCCCTGATGAGCGACGAAACCAAGCCCCCCGAAGCCCCCGCGCCAGGCGAGAAGCCTCCGACGGAGGACAACTCTGCCCTGAAGAAAGCTCTCGACCAGGAGCGCCAGGCCCGCAAGGAACTGGAGCGCCTCATCAAGGAAAAAGAGCGGACCGAATCCGAGGCGAAGGCCTCCGCTGAAAAGGCGGAACTGGAGCGCAAGGGCGAATGGGAGAAGCTCAAGGCCACCGTGGAAGCGGAGAAGATCGCGCTCGCCAAAGAGCGAGACGAAGCCCAGCACCACTTCAAGACGCACCTCGTGAAGTCCGAGTTGACCGCAGCGATTGCGGCACACAAGGGCGACCCGCTGCTGATGAAGCTCGTCGAAGACCAGTTCGAGGCCGTTCTGAGCCCCGATGGCCATCACCGGGTCATCACCAAAGGTGGCGACAACAAGACCCCCGCACTGCTCATCGAGGGGCTCAAGAAGGACACGGCCTATGGCCGCTTCTTTGAGGGCTCGGGTGTGACGGGCGGCGGAGCACCTCCCATCGGCGGCTCGCACGCCGCACCTGATTCGAATCTCTCGCCTGTCGAGCGCATGAAAGCTGCCCGTAAGGCCTCCTAGGAAGGAACCCCATCATGGCCCTCACTCTCATCGAGTCCGCCAAGCTGCACTCGGGCGATGTCGTCCGTGCGGCCGCCATCGAGATCTACGCCGGCTCGTCCGACATCCTGCGCGTCCTGCCGTTCGAGGGCATCGCGGGCAACGCCCTCAAGTACAACCGCGAAGAGACGCTGCCCGGCGTCGGCTTCCGCGGCGTGAACGAAGCCTACACCGAGTCCACGGGCGTCCTGAACCCCATCACGGAGACCCTGGCCATCGCCGGCGGCGACCTCGATGTGGACAAGTTCATCCTGAAGACCATGGGCCAGGACCAGCGTTCGGTCCAGGAAGCCATGAAGATCAAGGCGCTCGGCCTCTGCTGGACCAAGAAGTTCCTGAAGGGCGACCAGACCTCCGACCCCCGCGAGTTCGACGGCCTGCAGGCCCGGATCATCGGCGGGCAGCTCATCAACCAGGGCAGCACCGCGGGCGGCGACGTCCTTACCCTGGCCAAGATGGACGAGCTGGTGGACCAGGTCGAGAACCCCACCCACCTGATCATGAACAAGACCATGAAGCGCCGCTTCATCGCCGCGGCCCGGTCCTCGAGCGTCGGCGGCTACATCACCTTCGACAAGGACGCGATGGGCGTGCCCGTCATGTCCTACGCCGGCCTGCCGATCCTCACGGTGGACCTGGACGAGACCGGAACGGCCATCCTGCCGTTCACCGAGGCCGCCGCGTCGGGCACCGCCCAGTGCACCAGCCTCTACTGTGTCTCCCTGGGCGACGGCAAGCTCATGGGCCTGAAGAACGGCGAGATGGAGGTCTCCGACCTCGGCGAGCTGCAGACCAAGCCCGCGCTCCGCACCCGGCTGGAGTGGTACGCCGGCATGGCCATCTTCCACGGCCGCGCCGCTGCTCGTCTCCGCTACGTCAAAGACGGCGCGATCACCGCGTAATTCCACCCACCGACCCAGGAGATTCCACCATGGCACTTCACTCCCAGTTCACCTACGACGACTCGCTGGAGCTCAAGGCCGCCGGCCTGGTCGCTGCCTCCGCGGCTGAGGCCACCATCCTCGACCTCGGCGCCGGCTTCGTGCAGGGCTCCATCGTCATCGATGTCAGCGCGGTCGAAGTCGCGTCCACGGACGAGATCTACACCATCTGCCTCGAAGGCTCCAACGTGGCCGCCATGACCAGCGGCTCGGTCACCCTCGCCATGCAGGAGCACGGCAACGCTGCGGCCCCTGCGGACGCTGACACCGGCACCGGCCGCTTCGTCCTGCCCTTCACCAACGAGCAGAACGGCACGGTCTACCGCTACGTCCGCATCTACACCCGCGTGGCCGGCACCGTCGCCACCGGCATCAACTACACCGCGTTCGTGGCCAAGAACGTGTAGCCATGACCACCCACACCATCGATGGCTACATCGAGACCTCGAACCGTCGCCGTCCGCGGAGGGTGACCCTGCTCTCCGCTGACGACGGTGCCGGCCTGGCCCCGAACGCCACCCTGCAGCTCGGGGGCCTCACGGTCACCGAGGCCGGGGATGGCGTTCTCCACCGGACCACCTTCACGTTCTCCGCCTTCCCTCTCGCGGTGACGGATGCGCTGGCCTACGCCAGCAAGCAGCTCTACGACTTCCCGGCCGGCCGCATCCTGATCCTCGGATCCACGGCCTCGCTCGCCTGGGCCGTGACCACCGACCGGGACACCACCATCAACAACTCCGCGTCCCTGACGTGGGCTGTTGGCACCGCGGCCGCCTCGAACATCACCCTGGCGACCACGATGGTGGACCTGCTGCCGAAGATCACCAAGGTGCTGGACGGCGCGGTCACCGCCTACACCACGGCCTCGGGCGGCGCGTTGGCTGCCACCACGCACTTCGACGGGACCTCCACGTCCAAGGACGCCTTCCTGAATGTCGGCTTCGAGACCAACACCGACATCGACGGGGACGGAACCTTGAATGTCACGGGCTCCATCACCATCCACTGGATCAACCTCGGCGACTACTGATGATCACGGTCTACTCGGTCGAAACCGGCAACCCTGTCCAGCTGCACCCCATCGATGCGCGGGAGCAGCTGGCCCTCGGCCTGGTGGTGAGGGAGGCGCCAGCGGATCCTCCGCCCGCCCCCCTCACCACGGCCGCCGAAGCCATCAGCAAAGCCGAGCTGGTGGCCAAGGCGGGAGAACTCGGCGTCGCGGCACCCTCCACGCTCGCCCGTTGGGGTGTGGACAAGCTCAAAGCGTCTATCGCCGAAGCGGAGGGGTAAGCCATGGCCCTCGTGACCACGTCCGGCAGCGCCTCCGCTGACAGCTACGCCTCACAGGCGGAGGCCACGGCCTACCTGGCGATCCGGACCACGGGCACGACCTGGACCTCGCTGGCCTCCGATGTGATGGACAACTACCTCCGCTGGGCCGCCATCGTGCTCGACACGCTGGGCTGGCGCGGCTACCGCACGGAGGAGACCCAGGCCTTGGCCTGGCCCCGTGCTGACATCTACGACCAGGACGGCTACGCGGTGGACGATGACGCCATCCCGACCTGGCTGAAGCGGGCCCAGGCCGAGATGGCATACCAGCTGGTCTCGAACGACTGGACCCAGGGGCAGGGCCCGACCTACGCCCGCCGGGTGAAGCTGGGCAGCCTTGAGGTCGAGGGCGAGATGCACAAGAAGATCCCCTCCGCCGTGCTGGCTCTGTGCCGGCCTTATCTGGCGTCCATCCCGGGTGTTATCGTGCCCCTGGTGCGCGGGTGAGCGTCTACGACGGGCTCCGGGCCACGGCCGTGAGCGTGCTCAACGCCTACGGGAACGTGACCGCGACGCTGACCAAGGTCACGCCCGGCGCATACGACGTGACCACCTCCACCACAGGCGCGGACGTGGTGGAGACGGCATCCGTTCCTCTCTTCATGGACACGAGCGATCTGATCACCCTCGGCCGGAAGTTCGGCCCGGACCTGGTGCGCGCTGGCGACGCCCTCGCGACGATGGCCGCCTCCGCCACCACGCTAATCCCACAGGAAGGCGACCAGCTGACCATGGCGGACGAGACCATCTGGACGATTCGCGGGGTCCGGGCGACCCCCGAGGGCGGGAACGCGGTGGTCTACGAGCTGCAGGTGCGGAAGTGAGCTTCGCCTCCGATCTCGCCAACTTCCGCCGCAAGACCGGCCTCAAGGCCGACACGGTCTGCCGCAAGGTGCTGCTGGACCTGACCACGGACATCGTCCGCGCGACGCCCGTGGACACCGGCTACGCCCGGTCGAACTGGCAGGTGAGCATCGGCTCCCCCGCCTCGGGCTTGGTGGTCACGAAGGACAAGTCCGGCGGGTTCGCCATCACCGCGGCGCTGCCGGCGGTCCAGGCGTTCGGGGCCGGCAAGGTGGCCTACCTCGCCAACAACGCACCCTACATCATGGCGCTGGAGTACGGGTCCTCGAAGCAGGCGCCGTCAGGCATGGCTCGCATCGCCGTGACGAAGTGGCAGGCCATCGTGAACAAGGCCGTCGGGGGTGTCCAGTGAGCATGCCCTGGCTGACCGCCCAGATCGCCCTCGATTCACGCATGCAGGACTTCCGGCCAACCCTTGAGACGGCCTACCATGGGACCCGCTACGACGCCCCGGCCAACACGATCCACGCCCGTGTGGCGAACATCCCGGCGGGCTCCGACATGGCGACCCTCGGGGAATCGGGCCAGGCCAGGACCCGCGGGATCTACCAGGTGACCGTGTTCAGCCCGTCAGGCAAGGGCACTGGCGCTGCGCTGTCGAAGGCTGCGGCCATTGCCGACCACTTCATGCGCCAGCGGCTGACCGAAGCCGACGTTGATGTGCAGTGCGAGGTGCCCAGCCAGGGCCCCGTGATCCCCGAGGCGGACTGGCTGCAGGTGCCTGTCTCCATCCCTTACTTCATCTACACCTAGGAGGCACCCATGCCCGTACCTGTTGGCGCGAACTCTCAACTGCTTCGCATCGCGGAGGTCACCTGGGGCACCACGCCGACCACGCCCACCGGCATCTTCACACGCTACACCGGTCTCTCGCTGAACCCCGTGAAGGATGTCTTCGAGTCCAAGGAGATCCGCAACGACCGCCAGACCTCGGACTTGCGGCACGGGATCCTGATGGGTGTCGGCGACATCGACGTGGAGCACTCCAACGCCGCCTACGACGACCTGCTCGAGTCCGCGATGTTCTCCGCGTGGTCCACGAATGACCTGCTCATCGGGTCCACGCGGAAGAGCTTCACCATGGAAGTCGGCCACACCGGCGTGGCCCAGTACATCTCGTTCACCGGGTGCGTGGTGGACAAGATGCAGATCAGCTTCAAGCCGGGCGAGATCGTCACCGGCAAGTTCAGCATCAAGGCCCAGGACGCGGCCCGCGCTGGCACCACGCTGTTCAGCGCGACCTCAGCCGCGGCCACCGGGCTGCCCTACGACACATTCACCGGCACCATCACCGAGGGCGGCAGCCCCATCGCCACGGTGACCGCCCTGGACTTCACGCTGGACAACCAGCTCGAGGAGGCCAAAGTCATCGGGTCTTCGAGCCTGTACGACCTGCAGCCCAAGCGGGCGAAGATCACGGGCACGCTCACCGCGTTCTTCACCGATGGCAGCCTCCTGGACAAGTTCCTGGCCGAGACGGCGTCCAGTCTCGTGGTGTCCGCTGCGGCCGGAACGAAGAGCCTCACCTTCGACTTCTCGAACATCAAATACACGGGCGGCAAGGTGGACGTGAACACGGAAGGGCTGCTCGCCATCGACCTTCCCTTCGTGGCGCTGTACCACGCCACCGACACGGCCCTGAAGATCACCCGCGACAACACCTGACCCCCCGGCGGGCTGCTCCTTGGTGGTGGCCCGCCAGAACCACCCCTGGAGAACCCATGCCGTTGGATCTACGCACCATCGCCCCGAAGGACACGATCACGCTGGACCTCGAGCACCCGGCCAGTGGGAAGCCCCTGGGCGCGACGATCACCCTCTCTGGACCGGCTCACCCGGAGACCTTGAAGGCCGGACGCGCTGCGCTGGACAAGCAGCTGCGCAAGGGCGACAAGGCGTTCCGGGGCCTGGACTCCGAGTCCATCGAGCGCGAGGTGGTGGAAGCCTTGGCCTCCCGCACCCTGGGCTGGGAAGGGCTGGAACTGGACGGGAGCGCGCTGGAGTTCAGCCGCGCGAAGGCGGTGGAGCTCTACATGGACCCGGACCTGCGCTGGCTCAGGGACCAGGTCGATGCCGCGCTGAGGGACAACAGCCGTTTTTTCGGGCAGTGACGGAGGCCGCCGTGGCCGCTGCAGAGCATGTGTTCCGCCTGGACCGGCCCGACAAGAACGGGACGGCGGCGCGGGCGCACCTCGAGCAGGTGGAGCGCGCCACCGGCATCCGCCCCGAGGGCCTGGACGGGCCGCCCATGCCACTTGAAGCTGCCCACGTCTTCGGCTGGTTCGCTGAGTGCAGCATGGGGCGCGGCGGGAACAAGGCCCTGACCTATGTGGACATCAAGGCCTTCTGTGACCTCACTGGGACGGTGATGTGGCCGGAGGAGGTCCGACTCCTGAAGACCTTCGACATGGTCTTCCTGCGCGTGATGAACGAGGGGGACCACTGATGGCTGCGGATCTTGCGAATCTGAAGATCCGGGTGGACGCGCTGGAGGCCCAGAACGCGACCCGGGAGCTAGGCAAACTGGAGCAGGCGGGCGCCAAGGCGGAGAAAGGTCTGGGGGGCATGATGGGCTCCCTGCGTGGGCTGGCTGGGCTCTTGGGTGTCGCCGCCGTGGCCAAGGCTGCGACCGACGCCGTTACCCTGGCCTCCCGGTACGAGACCCTGGGCGTGGTGATGGGCGTGCTCGGCAACAACGCAGGCTACAGCCGGGCCCAGATGGATGAGTTCCAGAAAAGTCTCCAGGCCACCGGCATCAGCATGATCGCCTCCCGTGAGGCGTTGAACATGATGGCGTCGGCTCAGCTGGACCTGGTCGGAGCCTCCGATCTGGCCCGAGCTGCCCAGAACGCCGCGGTGATCGCCGGGATCAACTCTTCGGAGGCGTTCACCCGGCTCGTGCGCGGCATCCAGTCCGGGGAAACCGAGATCCTGAAGACCATGGGCATCCTGGTGGACTTCGAGGCAGGGTACAAGCGCCTGGCGCCCGAGATCGGGAAGACCGCAGACACCCTCACCCAGCACGAGAAGGCCCTGATCCGGCAGAAGATCGTCATGGAGGACGCCACCAAGAAGGCCGGCGCCTACGATGCCTCGATGGGCACCGCTGGCAAGCAGATGCTGTCCATGCAGCGGTACATCGACGATTTGAAGGTTAAGTTCGGGACGCTGTTCCAGCCCGCGCTTCGGGCCCTGGTCTTCGACCTTGCCCAGGGCATCAAGAATATCTCCGCGGGCCTGGAAACCTGGGCGAGCCAGAACGAGGGCTCTGTCCGAGAGTTCGTGGATTCCCTTACTATCGCCGTCCGGTCCGCCGGGCAGCTCGCCAAGGATGTCGGGGCCATCGGTGTGGCCATTGGACAGACCGGCGTGGAGACCGGGGCCCTTGCCCGGACCCTCCAGGGCATCGCCCTGTTGATCTTCGGGATCGATGCCACGGCACGGGCTGTGGCAGGGACCTTTGCCCAGTTCTCGGCATGGATGATGAAGAACTTCACCACGCCATTCCTTGAGGCTGAGAACAGCCTCCGGCGCATGGCGAAGATCGCCCAGGTGGATCTGCTCTTCAACATGGGGGCCAGCGGCGTTCGCAAGCTAGATGCGGCGGCGACCGGGCTGGACATGTTCGGTTCTCAGCAGGGGGATACGGTCGCGGCACGGTGGGAAGCCATCATGCAGGACATCGAGGGCGCAGGGACTGTTGCCAAGATCCAGGCGACCACTGACGAGATCAAGAAGCAGACGGTGGCTGTGGGCGGCCTCTCGGCCGAGGGGAAGAAGCACGCCCAGCAACTCGCCACCATCGTGGAACGCTACAAGGAAGAGCGCGAATATCTGGGGGTCAACGCCGACCTGGTCGAGCGGATGAAGGCCGCCAAGCTGGGCGCCAGTGATGCGACGCTCAAGTTCATCGCCACCGTTCAGCAGGAAAAAAACGCCTTCGACGCCGAGAACGAGAGCATCAAGAAGCAGATCGAACTCCGTGAGGAGATGTGGAAGGCCGCCTTCGCTGCCATCGAGATGGTCCCGGAGAAGACCCAGGACCCCATGGGGGCTCGTCTGCGGGAGGACGCGCAGAACCTCGGCCTCGACACCGAAACCCCCGAGGAGCGCACGGCCCGGGGCCTCCAGCACCTGCAGCAGATGCTTCAGACGGGCGCCATCCCGAGCCTGGAGGCCTACCGTCGGCGGTGGATCGAGCTGCAGCTGCAGGCCGGCGGCTCGCTGGAGCACATCGGGATCGTCATGCAGACGGTGACGGACCGCATGGGGCAGGCCTTCGCCAACTTCGTCACCACGGGCAAGGCCTCGTTCAAAGACCTGGTGTCCTCGATCCTGTCGGAGCTGGCGCGGCTGTACGCTCAGAAGGCGTTCGCGCAACTGCTGGAGTTCGGGATCGGGGCGTTTTTCGGCACGAAAGCTGTGACTGTAGCTGGCATCGGGGACACGATCCCAATGGGCGGCGGCACAGGGATCAGCTACACCGGCCCGCAGACTGTCGGGCTGGCGCCCGGTGGCGGCACCGCCGCCGCGATGTTCAACCCAGGTGGCGGTGGCGAAAGCGGACCCGTGAACACCTCCATCGTCGTCAATGTCGGTGGCGGCGGGGAGGTGTCCGGCCAGGCCAACGGCGAGGGGCAGCGGGGCGTGGCCCTGGCCCGCCTCATCGAAGGCAAGATCCGGCAGACCTTGGTCGATGAGATGCGCCCGAACGGGCTGTTGAACCCCGGGGGCGCATGATGGCGGACGTTTCTCTCACCATGCCCAACATCAGCTTCGAGTCGAAGAAGCGGGTGAAGTCGCGCATGAACTCCTGCCAGTTCGGGGACGGCTACGCCCAGGACGCCGGGGACGGGATGAACAACACCCCGGAGGAGTGGTCCATCGTGGTCCCGTTCGCCTCGACCACCGACATCAACACCATCGAGAGCCTGCTGGTCTCAGCCATCGGAAACCGCCTCCTCTGGACGCCGCCCCTCACGGGCGCGTCGCAGCAGATCTGGCGCGTCCCTGAGACCTGGGAGCGGACCTTCCACAGCTACAACGTCGAAAGTCTGTCCTTCGTCCTGCGGCAGGCCTTCTGATGCCAGTCCCGACCGCGGCCATCCAGGGGCTGAACCCGGGCAGCATCATCGAGCTCTTCGTGCTGGACGCCACGGGGATCGCGGGGGGCGCCCTGTCCCGGTTCCACGCGGGGACGAACCAGGTCAGCACTGACGTGGTCTGGCAGGGCAACACCTACACCGCCTTCCCGGTGAAGGCCGAGGGCTTCGAGATCACCAGCAAGGGCACGCTGCCCCGGCCCACGATGACAATCTCCAATGTGGGCGGCGTGATCGGCCTCCTGGTGCGCGACCTGGAAGACCTGGTGGGCGCCGTGGTGACCCGCAAGCGGACGCTGGTCCAGTACCTGGACGCGGTGAACTTCGTGGGCGGGCTGAACCCTACGGCGGATCCTACCCAGGAATACGAGGACGATGTCTATCTCGTGGAGCGGAAGGTCTCCGAGGACAAGGAAACCATCGTCTTCGAGCTGGCGTCGGCCCTGGACATCCACGGGCTGAAACTGCCGTCCCGGCTGATCCAGGCCACCGTGTGCCCCTGGAACGACGCTGCGATCTGCACCTACTCCGTGGGCGGTGTCTGTGACAAGACCATCGAGGGCGCCGCGGGCTGCAAGTTCCACTGGGGCGCGACCGCGGTGCTCCCGTTCGGGGGCTTTCCGGGCACGAGCCGAATCCGATGACGCCCGAGCTGCTCCGCCTCGCCCTGCACCAGGCCGCCACCCAGGCCCCCCGCGAAGCCGCGGCCCTGCTGGTGGACATCGATGGGCAGCCGGTCTACTGGCCCTGTTGGAATACCAGCACCGACAACGACCTGGTGACGCCCTCGCCGGTGGACCTGGCCAACGCCGAGGACGCCGGGCGGATCATGGGCTTCGTCCACTCTCACCCGGGCGGCGACCCGAGCCCATCGGAGACCGACCTGGCCGCCGCGGAGGCCATGGGGCTGCCGTGGTGGGTGATGGCCCCCTCGGGGCCGTGGACGCGCTATGACCCCCGCAGCCGCCCCGTGCTGGGCCGCCGGTTCGTGTTCGGCGTGGACGACTGCTGGAGCATCTGCAGGGACTGGTTCGGGCGGGAGATGGGCCTGGCCATGCCGGACTTCGAGCGGGAGCCGAACTTCTGGGAGACCGGCTTCGAGCCCCATGTGGAGCACCTGGCCGCGGCTGGGTTCGTTCCGGTGCCGTTCGGGGGCCTCCAGCGTGGCGACGGGCTGCTGTTCCGGGTGTGCGCGAAGACGATCACCCACTGCGCGGTCTACCTGGGGGACGGGTGGATGCTGCACCACATCGAGGGGATGCTCTCGCGCAAGGAGCCTGTGGACCGGCGCTGGATGAAGCGGTTGGCCATGGTGGTTCGGCATGAATCGAGGGTGACGCCATGATGAAAATCCGTCTCTACGGCGCCCTGCGGGCCCGCTTCGGCAAGGAGTTCGTTCTGGCCGCCGCCACGCCGGGGCGGGCCATCCACGCCCTCGTCATGCGTCTGCCAGAGTTCCGCAAGGCCCTGGAGAGCCACCAGCCAGGGTTCCACGTCCTAGTGGGCGGCAAGGACATCGGCGAGGAAGACCTGGGCATGCCTGCGCGTGGCCAGGTGGTGAAGCTGATACCGGCGGTGGTGGGGGCGTCGAGTGGGCTAAGGATCGTCGCTGGGGTGGCGTTGATCCTCGTCGGGACTTACGCCACGTTCCTGACGGCAGGGGCGGCATCGTTCCTCGTCAACTTGGGCATCGGCCTCGTCGTCGGCGGCGTCGCCGGGATGCTCACCAAGCCGCCCAGCTTCAACCCGAGCGCACTGGACAAGGGCCCGAGCGACACACCGTCCTACGCCTTCCAGGGGGCCCACATGACCACGGGGCAGGGCAACTGTGTCCCGGTGGGGTATGGCCGCTGTCGGGTGGGCGGGGCGCTCATCAGCGTGGGCATCAGCCCCGAGACATGGACCGTGAACGGCCTGGGCGGGCTGGCGCCGGACGAGGTGGGTACGCGCGGCGGTGACGGCAGCGCCTCGCCCTGGATCTGGGCCGTCGCGCCCGTGGCGGGGTGACCGATGATCGACTGGGTTCAAGATGGCGGGATGGGCGGCGGCGGCAACACCAGCACCGGAAGCAACACGCCGAGGGGCGGAACCTACGACGCCAAGAACATCGAGTTCGGGCGCATGATGCTCGCGGTCTCCGAGGGCCAGATCCTCGGCCCCGTGGACGGGCTGAAGTCGATCTACCTCAACGACACGGCCATCCAGAACGCCGACGACAGTTTCAACATCAGCGCGGTCTCGGTGGCGCTGTCGTCCGGCACCAATACCCAGGGGATCATCCCGGGATTCCCGGCGGTGGAGTCCGAGGTTTCAGTGAATGTCGAAGTGGCCTATGGCGCGCCGGTGACGCAGACCATCAGCACCTCGGGCCTGTCCGCGGTGCGGGTCCGCATGGCCGTGCCCCAGCTCAAGGTGATCTCCCAGACGGACGGCAAGGAAAGCGGGTCCTCCGTCCAGTTCAAGATCGAGCGTCAGCGCACCGGCTACAACGCGGGTGCCTACGAGGAAGTGACCCTGGACCAGAGCGGCTGGATCCGCGGGAAGTTCGGGTCGAAGTTCACGAAGAGCTTCCGGATCGAGCTGCCGGATGAAGGCACCGGCTCGTGGACGATTCGCGTCACGCGCCTCACGGTAGACGCGCCCGACGCCTACACCATCAACGAAACCTGGTGGGACTCCTACACCGAACTGACCGACGGGAAGTTCAGCTACCCCAACACCTCATGCCTCGCTGTGATGGTGGACGCGAAGCAGTTCCAGAGCCTGCCGCAGGTCTCCACGCTGATGGACCTGAAGATCGTGAACGTGCCGACGAACTACACCCCGGCAGTGCAGGACCCGGACACCGGCGTCTGGACGGCGGCCGTGTATGCCACGGTCGGGCCGGGCACCACGGGCGGGATCTGGGACGGGACCTTCACGGCCCGGTTCACGCGGAACCCGGTGTGGCAGTTCCTAGACCTGGCCACCAACACGCGCTACGGCGGCGGGACCTACCTGGCGCAGGCCGACATCGACGTGGACCAGCTCTACATCCTCTCGCAGCTCTGCGACGAGTTCGTGGACGACGGTTCGGGCAGCAACGAGCCCCGGTATTTCTGCGACATCTACATCCAGAGCCAGGAAGAGGCCATCAAGGTTCTGGACAACTTTGCCAGCGCCTTCCGCGGGCTCCTGTATTGGAGCGGCGGCAAGGTGACGGCGGTGATGGACAAGGACGACGACCCGGTGTCGATCTTCACGGCGGCCAACGTGAAAGACGGGAAGTTCATCTACCAGGGCTCGGGGCGCAAGGCGCGGCACACGGCGGCCATTGTGACCTGGAACGACCCTGCGGCTGGCTACCGCCAGGCCACGGAGTACGTCGAGAGCGCGTCCGGGATCGCCCGCTACGGCTTCAACCTCGCCAAGGTGGCGGGTTTCGGGATCTCTTCGCAGGGGCTGGCCCAGCGGTTCGGCCTCTGGACGGTGCTCAGCGACATGCTCTCCCCGGAGACCGTCACGTTCACGGCAGGGGCCCAGGGTGCCGTGCTGCGCGCGGGGGACGTGATCCAGGTCATGGACCCGCACCGGGCCGGGCTCTCACGGTTCGGAGGTCGGGTCGTGTCCGCCACCACCACGGCGGTCACCATCGACCAGGCCGTGACCCTGGGGGGCGGGACCTACTACCTGAAGTGCCAGCTTCCGAACGGCACCCTGGAGACGAAGACCATCAGCAACGCCGCAGGGTCGCACACCGTCATCAACGTGACCGTGGCCTTCAGCGCGGCCCCGCAGGACGTGTGGATCATCCAGTCGGGCGCCACCGAGGTGCTCTTCCGTGTCCTGTCCGTCCGTGAGACGGACCCGCTGCAGTACGAGGTCACGGCGCTGGCCCATGACCCCACGAAGTACGCCCTGGTGGACGCCGGGGCCACCCTGATCGACGCCGGCGGGCCCGGGACCATCTCGTTCAAGCCGGTCACCAGCCTCAATGCCTCGGAGACCCTGCGGATTCAGAGCACCGGGCTGATCGTGGTGCTGACCGCCTCCTGGCTGCCGCCGTCCATCGTGGCGGGGAACCCGAACCCGGTCCGCTACGTCGCCGAGGCCTCCCGCGCCTACGGCCCCTGGATCCCGATGGTGGTCAACGCGAACACGGCGGAGCTGCCCGAGGTGGAGCCTGACGCATACCGGGTGCGCGTCTTCGCGGTCTACCCCACCGGCACCAGCACGGAAGTCGTGGACACCTACACCGTGCTCGGCAAGGTGGCCCCGCCCGCGGACGTGACCGGCTTCGTGGCCACGGTGCAGGGCGATGTCCTGGCCACCACCTGGGACGCTGTGGCGGACGTGGACCTCGCCTACTACACCATCCGCGTGCCGGGCGCCGGCGCGACCGACGCGATCAAGTGGGCCGCGGGGACCGCCGTCACCGGCTGCGAGAAGCTGTCCGTCACCTTCGCCACCCTCGTGCGGCCGGCCACTGGGTCCTATGACTACTGGATCAAGGCGGTGGACACCTCGGGGACGGAGAGCGCGAACCCCACCAAGCTCACCATCGCCGTGAACGCGCTGGACGACTATGTCACGCCCTCCGAGAAGCGGATGTGGAAGGCGGAGCGCGATGCGATCTACGCCGGCCAGGGCGACCTGGACACCCAGGCCGATGCGGTCAGCGTGAGCCGGGTGGCCTATGACAACGCCATCAGCGCGCTCGGGACGTACCTGGAGACCTTCACCGGGGCCCAGGGCTGGACGGGCGGCGCGACCGACGACTGGACGGCCTACACGGCGGACTACTACCTCGGCAACGCGACCCCGGCCACCACCGGGGCGGTGATGTTCAGCAAGTTCAAGGATGTCTGGACGGCCCGGGATGCGCTGATCACCGCCATCATGGCCGCCACCGGCACTCCGTTCGTGCCGACGGACACCTTCCGGCCGGCGCTCATCTGGGACTTCGGGGATGGCAGCGACGCCAGCTTCACCATCGCCGGAGGTTCGGCGGCGGATTCGGCCACGCCCATGGCGAAGGTGTCGCGGAAGCTGACCTGGTCCTCGGGCACCATGACGGCACTTTCCCCGGATTTTTCGTCCTACGGGATCACAGGCAAGGAGGGCCGGGTCATCCTGGCCCGGATCAAATACAACTCAGGGACCTGGGTCGGCAAGTGCCACTTCAAGGGCCTCAGCCCCTCGATCACCACGGGCACGGCGGACAAGTGGGCCCAGATCACGGCGCCGCCCACGGGGCAGTGGACGGATGTGGCCTGGGACATGACGCTGCTCAACGATTCGAGCACCAGCTACATCGCCAACACGCGCATTGATCAGATCCTGCTGGACCTCGTCTCGAGCGCGGGAAATGTCGAGATCGACCACGTCAGTATCGGCACCTACGGCGCCGGCTCGAAGATGGACCGCGACAACGCGCTCTACCAGGGGGTCCTGGACGCCCTGGCCACGGGGAACGTCGCCCTGCTCGGCAGCACGGTGATCTCGAACGGCGGGAACCTGATCCCGAACCCGAAGAGCGAGCTGACCTCAACCACGCTGCCCGCGGGCTCCTACGGGCTGGTGAACATCGACAGCACCGGGGTCGGCTACAACGGCTCCACCGGCTGCCGCAAGGTTCTGGCTGGGGCAACCGCCCAGATCACGGCGCGGACCGAGTGCAAGCCGAACGAGGTCTATTACGTCTCAGCCCAGGCGAAGGTGAGCGGTGCGGCCACGGCGGCGCTGCAGGTGGAGACGTTCGACAAGGACGGCGTGAGCCAGGGCAATGTGACCCTGACCTCGGGATATTCCACCACGTCCACGAGCTACACCCTGATCTATGGGCAGGCCACGATCCCGGCGAACGCGGTGGCCATGTGCGTGAAGCTGAACTGCACCAGTGGCACCCACGCGCTGTTCGACGAGCTGGGCTGCCTGCGGGCAGCGGATGCGGCCCTGCTGGTAAACGGCTCGGTCACCGCCCTCGTCATCGCGGCCAGCGCGATCCAAACCTACCACCTGAGCGTGGGGCCGAACTATCAGTTCACCGCGACCTCGGGCGGGTCCCCGCTGCTGATGAACAACGACGGGACCTTCAGCGCGAACACGGTGAGCGGTGCGACCGAGAACAGCGTGGATGCGGCATCCTACATGGACGGGGCGCGGCTCTACCCCGCCACCAAGTCGAAGACCTACGAGGCCAACTTCCTCTCTGCTGGCGGCCAGGACCGGGGCTTCCTTATCAACATGAGCAGCGCCTTCGGGACGGTGAGCACCGGGCTGCGGATCCTCCACAGCGGGTCCGCCATCACCGTGAAGCCGGTGACAGGCACTCGGACCTACGGGACCACAATCACGCCCACCACCACCCCCGCCTCCGTGCCTGCGGCCGGGACCGGGAAGCTCACGGCGGTCTGGGCGGGTGACTCCGGCACCAGCTGCTCCCGGCGCCTGGTCATCAAGTGCGACGGCGTGGAGGTCCAGACCTACTCGGACGCGGCCATCGCGGCGGTCTCGGCCGGGGACGACGGGCAGCAGTCGGGCTACGCTGGGATCATCCTCGGCACCCACGCGACCAGGCCGGGCGACGTGAAGGTGTGGGGCATCGCGCTGGGCATCGGCAGCGTCACCATCCAGGATGGCGTGGTGACGGCCAACACGCTCGAGACGGATCTCGCCATCGCCAACACCGTCCGCAGCTCCAACTATGTCGCCGGGTCCGCAGGAACATCGCCCACCGGGTTCAAACTGACCGGGGCAACATTCACCACGACATACAAGAACGGAACCACTGGGAACTGCCAGTTTGAACTTGGCGACGGCGCGAATATCGCGGGTTACAAGGCCCTGACGCTTGCCGACCGCGCCATGTTCCAGTTCAACCGCCTCGGCAACTCTGCCTTCGCCTATGCGCTCACGCCCTGGGGGACGAATGGGACCGAACCCCCGGTGTGGTCCAGCGAGACCAAGACCGCAGGCACGGGTTCTGCCGTTCAGTCGGCCTCGGGGACAGTGCTCTCAACTCCAGTCGAATCCACCGGGAGCGTGTTCCAGCCGTTCACGGTCCCGCCTTTGGCCGCGGGGACTGTTGTCACGCTCACGATGGAGACGGGCCGCTACAGCAGTTCCGGCGCGAACGCCAGTTATGACGCCTATGTAAAAGCCTATCTGATGAACACCGCCACCGGCAGCGAGTCGCTGCTGGCGACCTACACCTACGCCACATGGACCACGGCTGAGGCGCTGGCGTGGACGGCCCGGTCCGAAGACATCAGCACCGAGATCGGAACGGCCGGCGGAGACTTTGTTCTCCGGCTGGAGTTATACACCTACGCGATCCGGACCGGAGGCGCAGGCACCAAGACCGCGTCCGTCTATGTTGACGAAGTGGAAATCGTGATTTGACCAGGGGGGCCAGTGAGACAGTGTCTCAGAGCATTGTGTGGATTTTGTGCGGAAACTCTGGGAATTGCGCGAAAAATCCCGGAAACTTTCGACCTCCTGCGGCTCCCTACCAGGCAGCATGAAGCCCGTAGACTGAGCATCTACGGGCTTTTCACTGGAGCCGGCGGAGGGATTTGAACCCCCGACCTGCTGATTACGAATCGGTCGCGCTGGGCTGGCGAGGCCGCTGGTGGCGCGGGTTTGCGTCAGGCGTTTGGGTCGCTGGGCGGATTTTGTGCGGCGGGCGAGGCGAAACCTGCGGCGATGGCGAGCCGTCCCTGCGCCTCTGCCTGCGCCCCAGCACCGACCTCCACATAGCCGCGAGTGGTCCTGATGTCCGCGTGCCCCAGCAGCTCCTGGATCACCGGTAGGGGCGTCCCGGTGGCACTCAGCAGCGTGGCGCAGGAGGCTCGGAGGCGATGGATGGAGGATGGCGTCCTTGCGAAGCTGGTCTTCGATGAGTTGGGCGGTGGCCTTGTCCCGGCCACGGCTGTGCTGGTAAGCCCGGAACCCAGGACTCTGGTCGGAGTTGCTAGGTTCGGGTTTTCCAAGGAAGTCTACGACTTCATGAAGATGCACCCGGACCACGAGTTCTCACCTGAAGAGGTTGCTAAGCGGTTGAACAGGCCCGAAAAGCGTGGGTTGGCTAGCACCGCGCTTTCCCGGCTTTTCCACCAGGGAGATGTAGAGCGCACCCAGATTGGGCGCTACATCTACCGGTCCTCTCGTCCCCTCAATTTCTCAAAGGAGGCGCAATCGAACGGAGCCCCCCGCTAAATGCGGGAAGGCCCCCCCTATGGATGTACCAGCATCCAAAGGTGGGGCCTCAAAAACCTAGAAGGGGAGGTTCCCTTCCTTACCTACACAACACGGGTGAGTATAGGCCGAACCTCCCAAGTTTCAACCCCTTCATTTGAGGAGGTGGCCTATGGCTATCACTAAGAAGAAAGGGCCTCGTCGCCGGATTGGCGGCGGGCGAAAGCGTCTCGTGTTCTGCATGAGCTTCCGGCACCATCGGTCCGGCAAGATCGTGCGGTCCAAGACCGGTCGTCCGTTCGCCTTCTGGGTAGATGCGGCCTAGAACTTAGAACCCCAAGCGGGGGTGGCATTGTCCACCCCCGCCACATTCTGCCCTCCGTAAATACTAGATAGGTAGACGCGGTTGACTCTAGACAACGCTTGACCGCTCAAGCAACAAGACCTGTCTGGAGGCCGTTGCAGACGCCTTCGGGGCCTACATTGACTTCGCCCAGCTCATTAGGATCTACGGCGATGCACCGGGTGGCGAAGGCCGGTCCAGCCCCGCAGAATGCACGGGGACGTAGAAGCTGCGTGTCTCTGGACACCCTGAATCGGCCCATGTTTCTCCGTCCTATGTCGAGCTCGCCAACCTGACGATGCGGATTTCCATGCGGCATTTCACGCGGCTTGCCAATGCGTTCTTCAAGAAGATCGAGAACCACGAGGCCGCGGTTGCCCTGCTCTTCATGCACTACAACTTCGCCCGCGTCCATCAAACCTTGAGGGTGACTCCAGCCTTGGAAGCGGGCATTGCTGATCACCCATGGAGCCTGGGAGTGATCCTTGGCTTGCTGACCGAATGTTCAAACTGACCCACCACCCGATCCCGCGCCACCTGCAGGGCAGGCGCCGGGGCCTCGAGGCCGAGCCAGATGGCGACACGGCGCCACTCGTACAGCCTGCGCTTGCCCACCACCACGCTCGGCAGCGGAGGGTCCTGCTGCAGCGCCTGGATCAGCGCCTGGTGGCTCAGCGGCCGTCCCGTCTGCTCGCGGAACGTCTGCCGGAGCTGCTGCTGGGTGAGGAGGGTGCTCATGGCCGCCGCCCCTCTTCCGTGGCCTTCTTTAGCTTCCGCTCTACCCACACTCCAAGCCCAGCCACAGCCGCAGCGCCCACAAAAAACGCCACCCAGAAGTAAGACCACTTGCTCATACCAGCCCCTCATTCTCGGGCGCGGTGTTGAGGATGGCGGCGCGAATGGGACTTCGGATGTGTTCGTAACTGGCTCGGGTCGCCTGCGCGGTACAGCACCGGTCAACCCTCTCGAACGCCTCTCTCAGCACTTGTTGGTCGTGGTGGGCAATATATGACTCCGGTGTGCTGATAAGTAGAGCCTGTGCGTAGTTCATATACCACCAATGCCCGGACCCAGTCCCAACCTTATTCACGTGGGCGATGATGGCGCTCAGCCCTGTCTCCAACGCCTCCACCCTCGCAGCCAGTTCATCTTCGCGGGTCATACCAGCCCCTCCTTCTTGGCCTGCTCGAAGGCGGCGAGGGCGTCTCCTGCGATCTTTCGCACGGCGTCCATTCGATCTGCGGGAGTGATTACCCAATCACAGTCCCTCAGCCGTTCCAGCGCCTCCACAGCATTAGCGATGGCGGCGGCGTGGGTCAAGAGGAACACCACGAGAGCAGCCCTTGCGTTCCAGCGGCAGTTATTTGCATTGGTTGACAGTTCGCGGAGATTGGCGGCGAAGCCTGTACCTTTCGGGTTTTCTGAATTGTTGTTCACAGTAGCCCCTCTTTCCTGGCCTTTCGATAGGCGTCCATCGCGAGGTTGTGCTTGTCTGTGCAATGGGGGCATTTGCAGATCTCAATATTCCCCAGTGCATCCCCCAACCCCCGGGCGAGGAACTGGAGGGCGTTATTCTCGACCTGGAGCCCCGCACATTTGAGGACGAGGTACGTGTCCATTTGCAGCGCGGAGGTTTCGATCGCGATCTGGAGCTTACACTCCAGATCCGAGATGCGCCCAACAGCTTCGCGGAGACGGTCGTGATGGGGTCCGTGAGTGGACGCCACCAGCACCAGATTCAGATCATCCATGAGGTTCATCGCATCCCCTCCGCCTCGAGCCACTCAATGATCTCGTCCATGACCTCGTCCAGCTCGACCCGAGAGGACAGCGCCGCGTCCGCGGTCAGCAACTCGAACCAGAGGGGTCGCAGAACCTGGATCGAGGGCTTCTCGAAGTCAGAGAAGGTCCGGAGTTCGACGCCCTCGGGATAATCCCGGAGGAAGTTCCGGAGGTTCTCATCGGAAACCATCCGGGCCTCCAGCAACTCGGCGGTGATATTCACAGCAGCCCCTCCTTCTTGGCCTGCTCGAAGGCGGCCAGAACGGTGTTCACCCTGGCAACCAAGGGACACTCGCAGGTATCGTCCTCGGGGCACTCGTCATCCGAATGTTCAACACCCTGCCAAGAGATAACCTCCAGGAACGCCTCCCCCAACTGCCGGGCGAGGGCGCGGAGGGCGTCAGCCTCACGTTCAGCTCTGCCGGTGCGCCAGATCCATTCGGAGGCGTTCATGCCTTCGGTGGTGGTGGTGTGGGAGTAGTCAAGCCGGTCCTGCCGCAGCCGGTCGTTCTCCTCCCTCAGCTCCTCGACCTCGACGGTCAGTGTGGGGACGCTCTCCAGGGCGGCGCGGAGGCGCCTCCACGCCTCAGTAGCGTCCCAGCCAATCGGACACTCACACCCGTAACTCATCGCCTGGGAGTGGAGCAGGTCCAGATCCTCCAGTGGGCTCGGTGTTTTCGGGTCGGCGATCATGGCTCCTCCAGCAGATCGTCCTTGATTCGTTCCAAGTGCCGCGCCGTGGTGGTCCCTGGGAGATCGCCCCGGACGGCTTTCGCCGGGACCTCCAGCACATCGACCGCGACCGCAACTGGGAGGGCGGCGAGGTTCACGGCTCATGCCGCCCTCCGTCCAGCGAGCCGCGTGGTGATGTGCGCCGCCTCGTCCAGCATCCCGAGGTCGGGCTCGAGCTCGAGCAGCTGCTCGGGCGTCAGGCGCTCGAGCTCGGCGAGCAGGGACCAGGTCTGGGCGCGGATGCTGCGGATCTGGCCACGCACGCCGTCCAGTGTCTGGATGCGCGCATCGCGCTGTCGGACCTCACGCTGCGGCACGGTGGGCTCCTGCATCTGTGGGGGGGGGGCGACTTGCGCGGGAGATTTGGGGATGGGCGGCAGCTTAGGCATCGGTCTGCCCAGCTGTTCGCAGATGCTGCGCAGCTCTGAGCGGAGGTCCAGGGCGGCGTCGCGCGCGAGATCCCACCGGCCTGCGGGTGCGCTATGCATTTCAGCGATGGCCTTTTCGCATTTCTGCATAGCCGCCTGCACCAGGTCGTCGCCGGGCTTCGCGGCGGCCTCGACATGCACCGTGGCCCCGGTTGGGATCGGCGCGTCCAGCTCCGCCGGCACTTTCAGGCCCGTCTCCCGGCAGAGCGCCTTGATGCGCTGCTTGGCGTTGGAGCGGACCACACCCTTGGACTCGCGGAATTTCTTCATGAAGCCGTCGAGGCGGATCTGTGGATCCTTCGGGGCGGGGCCGTAGCGCCGGGCCGGAGGCCCCTTTTCCGGCGCCGCCTTTGTTACCCGCGGCACGTCCGACGGCAGCGCCTGCGGGGGCGAGGCCGCTGCCCCGCCCATCGCCTTGTTCAGGTCCGCCTCGAGCACCGCCTTCCGGTCGTGCCAGGCCTCCAGGTCGAAGGCGTCGTGGTTCTTGGGCTTGTGGGCGATGTGGGCCATCAGTGTGGCGCGGGCCTCAGCGACGGCGGGGGTCAGGTCGTGGGGCATGGGGTCTCCTTCTCTAGCTCGTGGGCGATTTCCTCGAGTTCGCCCGCCGACTCGCGGGCGATGCAGGGGAGGGCGATCATGCGTCGGCTGCCGACCGTCAGGCGGTCGCTGATGCGGCGGAGGGCGCTGGCCAGGGTTTCCGGGGTCATGCCGTCCTCCTGGCCTTCCGCTCCGCGCAGGCCTCGGCGCACGCCCCGCAGAGCACGGTGGACTGGACGGCCTGGCGCTGGCCGCAGTGGACGCAGATGCCCAGGGCCTTCCAAGCGGGACGGCGGCGGGCCATGTAGGCGCGGGCGGAGGCCCTGCCGATCTCGATGCAGGGCTCGCAGCGGGTGCGGCCCTGGGCAGGTTCGGACTTGCCGCACCAGGGGCAGAGGCCCTTGGCGATGAGGGCGGCCTTGCGGCGGCGCTGGTAGGCGCGCTGGGTGAGCAGGTGAGTCGTCATGCGCTCACATAGGGGTGCCGGTACGGCTCCCCTTCCGTGGCAACGCGCGGCCTCAGGATGGTCGCCATCATGCGTTCGGCCTGCTCGAGGGCATCGGCAGCGGTTTCCTGGAACCGGCCGCCCCGGTAGAGCTCCGCACCGTCCAGGAGGACGATGGGGAGCCAACCGTAGCCGGGGACCAGGCGGAGGGTGATGTCGGTGGGCATCAGAACGGCAGGTTGGGGTCAACGGCCGCGACCGGGCCGGGGGTGGCGGGCATCGCAACCTGCGTCACGGGGGCCATGTCCCGGGCTTCGCCGGTGAGGATCAGGCTGACCTTGTGGTACTGGCGGCCATCCTTGCCTTCACGGAAGCCCTTGTGCTTGGCGATGATCTCCACCAGCTGGCCGTGGGCGTTCTTCAGCTTGTCCAGGTCCAGCTTGCCGGCGGTGTGGCAGCCCAGGATCTTGACGGTCTTCACGAGCGTCTCGAGGGACTTCTCGTGGTACTGCGCGGCGTAGGGGGGCAGGTTCACGAGGATCTCGCCGCCGTACTCGGCGTTGGCCACCAGGAGGCTGATGGCCTCGGAGCCGCTGTCGAAGACCTTCAGGCTGGCGCCCATGACGACGGCGGTGTGCTTGGTCCAGCCCGCGGCGTCGCACGGGAAGGGCTTCAGGCCGCCGCCCGAGGGGGCGGTGCTGGCGGACTCGAGGGTGGCTTCGTCCAGGCCTTCGATGGGGATGAGGTTCATGGTGTGGCTCCTTGGTGGCGGCTTATGCCGCGGTGGGGGTGTAGTTCATGAGGTGGGCGAGGAGTGCCCGGCGCTTGGTCTCGGAGGTGATGCAGGCCACCAGCGGGCCCAGCTCGGCGCGCTTCATGGTGTTGAGGGTGTCGCCCTCGAGCTTCTGGTGCTTGACGCAGTAGGCCTGGAGCTTGTCCATGGGCACCTTGTGCTGGACGCACAGCTCGGTGAGCGTGGAGAACTCCGCCGTGGTGATGGTCTTCGGCTTCTCGGTGGGCACCAGGCTGTCCACGAAGTCAGAGGCGGTCTCGGACGGTTCGGGCTTGGCGGCGTCCACGTCGGCCTGGGCCTGGACGACAACCTCAGCGAAGGCGGCCTTGTAGGCGGCGGGCTCGGCTTCGGGGTCAGGGCCAGCGGGACGCGGGGTGAAGGTGGGGGCGGAGGCCGGTTCGGGCGTGGGGGCGCCACCGCCGGCCAGCCAGGTGGCCAGTTCACGGCCGACGGCCGCGGTGACCGGCTCCAGCCGGCCCTCGAAGAGCCCTGTGCGGTCCTTGGACGCCTTGGCGTGGTGGTCCATGGCTAACTCGAACACGGTGAACAGTTCATATTCAAAACCTTCGCGGGCCACGGGGGCGAAGCCGACCTTGCGGACCGTGGTCTTCCCGCTGGCGTCCTTGTCCTGGACGTGGTCCTGCTTGGACCGCAGGCAGCAGATGACGTGGATCCGGGCGTTGCGGATGGCCGCCAGGAACTGCTCCCACTCCTTGGTGATGCTGCCCCAGTTCGCGTAGCTGTTGCCGCCGCGGGCGTCCAGGGCCTCCTTCTTGGAGAGCAACTCGGTCCAGGCGTGGGAGGCACTGTCGATGACCAGGGCCTGGTAGCCGCCCTGTTCCGCGGCCTCCAGGGCGGCCAGGAACTTCGCCACCTGGTAGGGCGGGTTCATGTCCAGCACGTCGAAGGCGGTGAGGTTGGAGTAGGCCGAGGCGCTGCCGTTCTCGGTGTCGAGGAAGGCGATCTGGCCTTCGGGCCCGACCAGGCCGCGGGCCAGGTGCAGGGCGGCGGTGGTCTTGCCGGACCCCGACGGCCCACTGATGCCGAGCTTCAGGGCGATCTTGGTGCGGCTGGCGCGCTTGAACTGAACATTCATGGTTTCACCGGATGGTCATGGAGGTGGACGTGTTCGTGTCCACGATGAGGATGTCGGGCAGGCTCTCACCTGCTTTGAGGGCGTCTTTCAACGCGGTCTTATTGAGTTCGGGTTCGCGGACGCGGATGAACTTCTCGGGCAGCTCGAAGGCCTCGTGGCCCGGCTTCAGCGCGAAGGCCGTGCTCTCGCGGGTGGTGGTGAAGATCGTGAAGCGGGCCGTCTTGACCTTGCCGCCCATGGCCTCCAGCGCGGGCTGGACCAGGGACCGCAGGCGGTCGGCGGCGTTGGCGAAGGAGGCTGACCTGGCGCTCAGGCGGGCGGCCTCGTCCTTGGCGGCCTTCTCATCGGCCTCCAGATTCTTGATGACGCAGGCGGCGGCCTCGATCTTGTCGGCGCTGTTGGCTTCGATGAGTTGCCAGGCGGCCTCGATCTCGGGCGTCAGCTCGCCGCCAGACTCGATGAGGATGGCTTCCAGGGCCTGGAAGAGTGATGGCACTTCATATAGTTTCATGCGGGCATCCTCAAGACGCGGGCGGCCATGTCGGCGAGGGAGAAGCCGTCCCTCACGGCCTGCTCGGCCAGCGGCCTGAGCGTGTCCATCTGGTGGCGGTGCGCGCGGGCCCGCAGCACCTCGGCGCAGGCGTGGATGGACTCGTCGGCCAGCAACTCGCCAGCGCGGGCCCAGGCTTCATCGGGCGCGCCGTCGGGGTCGCGGCCCAGCATGTCCATCACCTGCGCGTGGACACCGCACAGGAGCTCGAGGGCGATGCGCTCCGTGCTGCGCGGGGCAGGGGCGCCGCCGTCGGCGTGGCGGGCGGGATGGGTCGGCGTGGGATCAGGCGGGTGGGGCGTTTCATGGCACATGGGGTTCCTTGGGGAGAAAGATCTGGGAAGGGTGTTAGGAGCCGTCGCCGTAGCCGGAGCCGTAGCCGTCGCCGTAGCCGGAGCCGGAGCCGGAGCCGGAGCCGTAGCCGTCGCCGTCGCCGTAGCCGTCGCCGTCGGCGTAGCCGTAGCCGGAGCCGTCGCCGTCGCCGGAGCCGTAGCCGGAGCCGTAGCCGGAGCCGGAGCCGTAGCCGGAGCCGTAGCCGGAGCCGTAGCCGTCGCCGGAGCCGTAGCCGGAGCCGGAGCCGGAGCCGGAGCCGGAGCTCTTCACTTGGACCATGGCGCGACCCCTTCAATCGACTTCTTCGCCTTCACACTCACGGGAAGGATTTCGATGGCCTGGAGGAGGGTCACTTCGGGCACAGCCACCGGAAACTTGCAGTTCTTGGGGTCGGAGGTCCCGTCAACGGAGAGCTGCGAAAGTGACGCAGCGCCACTCCAGTACCAGAGCCGCCGAGCCGTGGTGAGGACGACTTCCTGGCCCTTGCGGGACTTCAGGAAGCCGGCGAACACACCGGCTGAGAGGGTGCGGACGATCACGTATTTCTTGGTGGTAGCCATTGTTTTCTTTCTGCGGACAGGCCGCGGCTGGGGCGCCGGGGGGCGCGGGTGGGTGGTGTGGGGTGTTGGGCCTTGGAGGGGCGGGCACCGGGGGGTGCAGTGACTAGTATGCTCGGCTGGAGCATAAGCGCAAGGGGGTTGATAAAAAAAATCCCCGGGGGTGCCGGGGAGATGCCGGGCCTGAGTGTTTCAGGTCAGAAGGTGGTCCTCGTCATCGCCAGGGTCGCGTCGTGGGCCACGGAAATTCGGAAGGTTGGCGGATCGTCGGCCCGGATTCGGTCCATGCCCCCAGGGTGAACGGTATGCGCTTCAGGTGAATATGTTTGGGGGTTGACTGATACGCTTCGTGGGAGCATATTGCCCTCATGGACTTTCGAGGCCGTCTGACGACCCCCATCACCCGCCTCCAGCGCCAGCTCGGAGTGTCGAGCTACAGCTGGTTTTACGGGGTCATCGCCGGCTACAACACCCCGTCCGTCCCCCTCGCCAAGCGCATCGAGACCGCCACCAACGGGCTCATCCGGTGGACCGAGTTCTTCGAGCCCGGCCAGGAGTTCATCAACGGCGGCGAGCCCACGCCGCAGGCGGGCCTCCTCCTCGAACAGGTCGATGATGTCGCCGGCCTCGTTCACGCCGAGCATGAACCGCAGGACCATCCCGCTCATCGTCGCACCTCCAAGACGGAGGCCGCATGACGCCGCGGAGGCAGCTGGTCGCAGCCGGGGCTCATACTCCCGGCCCCGTCGGTTCGAATCCGACCTCCGCCACCCATCAACCCCGCCCCCGAGCCCGCGTGGCGACGGGCACCGCAGCCCGTGCGAAGCGGCCCTGCGGGACGGCACGGCCAGCCTTGGCGCTGGCGGGCGGGGATCCCATGGCGAGGCATTGGACTCCTGCACCAGCCCAAGCGGCTGCACCCGTTAGCGCGGGTGGCTGCGAGCCTCGCCACCCCATCACGAGGCGCCAAGCGGCTGCACCTGCCTGCACAGGTGGCCGCTCGCCTCGTGACCCCATCACCACGGGCCGACAGGCCTGTCGAGTGCCGCGTCTGGAGCCGTGGCCGCCCGTGGTGACCCTCTTCTAACCGCTCCAGACAGCCCATGAGGCCTCCAGCATGAGCATCACGCACCTCCCGCCACAACGCCACCTCGACCACTGCGGGACACCCCAATGAGCGGCCAGGATTCGAAGGACCACGGCGTCCTCAAGGCCATGTGGGAGACCGCGCTCGCCGCGCTCTGCGCCGCCTGTTGCTTCATCGCGCTGGGCTTCATGGCGCGGCTGGTGTTCATGATGCTCTGCTTCGGCTGGGACCTCGTGCCGAGGCCCCGGCCCACCCAACCCGCCGAGGCTCCAAGGGCTGTGCCGGAACACACCTCTGTGAGCCGCGGCGGGGAACTGATGGTGGCGAGCTGGTATGGCGCACCCTACCACGGCCGCCTCACAGCCTCGGGCGAACGGTACGACCAGGAAGCCATGACCGCGGCGCACAACTTTCTCCCCTTCGGGGCGCTGCTGGAGTGCGAGGTCGCCGGGAAGACAGCCATTGTCCGGGTGACAGATCGAGGCCCGTTCATCGCTGGACGAGATCTGGACCTGAGCCGCGCCGCTGCGCGCCAGCTCGGCATGATCGACGCCGGCGTGGCCGTCCTGAACGTGAGGAGGGTCGAATGACCACCCTCCCCGGCAAGCCCTACCGCCCCCGGGCGCCGCGCGATCTAGGGTTCCTGTTCCTGGTAGCCGGTGCCGGGTTCGCGGCCGGGTTCTCACTGTGCACGCTGTTCGTGTTGTGGGGGCTTCGGTGATGGCCGCCCCTATCCGCCGCCCCAACCCACTGGACCAGGCCCTGAGGTTCCTCGCCATGGGCCTGAGCGTCATCCCGGTCCACGACCGGGACAAGAAGCCCACGGTCCCCTGGAAGCCCTACCAAGAGCGCCTGGCCACAGAGGCCGAGGTCCGCGGCTGGTTCGGCGGCACCACACCCCTCAATGTGGGCATCGTGACCGGCGCCGTGTCGGGCGTGGTGGTCCTCGATGCGGACTCCCCCCAGGCCACGGAGTGGATGGTCGCGCACCGCAACTCCCCGATGCGCACGAAGACTGGCAAGGGTCGGCACTTCTGGTTCAGGCACCCCGGCACGCCCGTCAAGAACGACCAGAAGACCCTTGGGATGCCGCTCGACGTGCGTGGGGACGGCGGCTATGTGGTCGCCCCCGGCTCCATCCACCCCAGTGGTGCGCTCTATGAGGAGGACGGGACCTGGGACGTGGCCCAGATCCCCAAGTTCGAGCTCGCCTGGCTGGGCCAGCGCAAGCCCGTCACGAAGCCCGCACCCAAGGTCCAGACCTTCTCAGGGGCGACCGACCGGGACCAGCGGGTGATGGCCTACATCGAGACCCTGGACCTGGCCGTCGAGGGTGAGGCCGGCGACACCACCACCTTCCGCAACGCCTGCAAGATCGCCCGAGGGTTCAACCTGACCGAGGACGAGGCGCTGGCCTACCTCAGCGGGTGGAACGCCCGATGCTCACCGCCATGGTCCGAGGCGGACCTGCGCAAGAAGATCCAGTCCGCCCTGCGCTACGGCTCGGAACCCATGGGCTACCTGCTGCCCGGCCTGGCCATCCGGCCCGAATCCTGGCGTCCACCGGCCAAGGTCCACGACGGCCAGCCGGCCGAGGAGGGCGGGACCGGCTCCATGCTGGAGAAGCTCACCAAGGACAAGAACGGCCGCCCCCGGCGCACACCCGGGAACCTGGCCAAGATCATCCGGTTCGATCCGGCGTGGGGGCCAGCCCTCCGGCTGAACCTCATGAGCCAGGACATTACTTTCGAGGGCCGGATCATCACCGACAGCTTCGCGGACTTCGTGCAGGAGCAGCTCGAGGACCACTTCGGCATCGCCTGGGGCCGCGAGGATGTGAGCGCCAAGATCCGCGCCCAGGCCGAGGCAGCGCCGTTCCATCCGGTCCGGGACTGGCTGGTGGACCTGCCGCGCTGGGACGGGACCGAGCGGATCCACCGCCTGGCCTCCGAGGTTCTGCACGCCGAGGATCAGCCGCTGGCGCCCGCCATGCTGCGCGGCACCCTCGTGGCTGCCGTGCGCAGGGCCATGGAACCCGGCTGCAAGGTGGACACGGTGCTGGTCCTGGCGGGTCCGCAGGGCTGGGGCAAGTCCACCTTCTGGCGCATCCTGGCGGGTGCCGCCTGGTTCGGCGACTCATCCATCGACCTCGAGTCCAAGGACGCCTACCTGGTGCTGGCCCGCCGCTGGATCTTCGAGCTGCCCGAGGTTGACCACGCCATCAGCACCAAGGCCGCGGAGCGCATCAAGGGCTTCATCAGCAGCTCTGAGGACACCTACCGCCCGCCCTACGGCCGCACGGTCCAGGTGTTCCCGCGGTCCAGCATCATCGTGGGCACCACGAACCGGGACGGGTTCCTGGCCGACCCCACGGGCAGTCGGCGCTTCTGGCCCATCAAGCTCGGCGCGCCGGCAGACATCGCCCTGCTCACCCGATGGCGGGAGCAACTCTGGGCTGAGGCCTTCGACCTGTACCGCAACGGCGCCCAGCACTGGCTCGACCAGGGGCAGGACACGATGCGGGAAGCCGAGTCTGAGCGGTTCGAAGCCTCAGACCCATGGGAAGACCTGGTGGACACGGCCCTGGGTGTCCTGGCCCGGGCTGGGCACATCCCGCTCGATGGCTACGCCCTGGGTGACCTGCTGACTTCCATGGGTGTCCCCGTGAGCCAGCAGAACCGGGCGGCCTCAATGCGGCTGGCGGAAATCCTGAAGGGCAGGGGCTGGGTTCGGAGACTGCACGGGACGCAGAGAAGGGCTCGGTGGTACTCGCCATGAGAGACCGCGAGAGACCAGTGAGAGACCACCTGAGAGACCCTAGGTGCGCCGTAGGACTAGCTCTGAGAGACGGGGAGACCTGGGTACCTGTTTCCAACACTTCCCTAGTAAATATTTTTTTAACCTCAAAGGGATTAAGTCTCTCAGGTCTCTCTAGTCTCTCAAAGGTAACAAGGCAGCGGGTTCCAGGCCGAGATACCTCAAAAATCAAGTCTCTCGTGGTCTCTCGGCGGGTGTCCCATGCCTAAGCTCAAGCCTGAAGCCCTCATCCAGCGCACCATCCTCGCCTGGCTCAGAGCCAACGGCCTGCACGCCCAGCGCGTCAACGCCGGCCAGATCTGGGTCGGCAAGTCGCCGCACCCCTGGGGCCCCAAGGGCCGCCCGGTCCACCTGGCCGAGACCGGCCACTCCGACCTCACCGTGGAGCTGCCCGACGGTCGGACGGCCTACCTGGAGGTCAAGGCACCTCGCGGACGGGTCACAGCGGCCCAGGAGGCCTTCCTGGCGCGTCAGGCGGCCCGAGGGTGCCCTGCGGGCGTGGTGAGGTCCATCGGCGACGTGCAGGCCATCCTGGACGCTGCTGGGGTGGTCCTGAGAGCGAGGGTGGCATGAGCGAAGTCTATGAGCGCCCCAACTGTGGCCCACCCCCAGCGAGGGTGGCATGAGCGACCGACCCACACCCCAGCCCACGCCACGGCGTGAGCCACCCGCCACCCCCTGCCCCCACCCGCCCTTCACCTGGGACGAGCTGTGCCGCCTGGTCACCGACATGGAGGACGGGGCGGTGTCCGTCGTCATCTGCCCTGTCTGCGGCGCCTTCCACGCGCTTGTTGTCCAGGATCCATTTCAGGAGACGAGATGAGCCGGCCAGGACCACCCAAGGGAACTCGGAAAGTGCCAAATAGTGGCGGTTCCCGCAAAGGGAAGCCCAACAAAAACACGAAGGCGCTGAAGGACATGATCCTCGGCGCGCTCTCGGATGCCGGTGGCCAAGCCTACCTGCTTCGGCAAGCTGAACTCAACCCCACGGCGTTCATGACCCTCATCGGGAAGGTGCTGCCTTCCGACATGAAGATCGAAACCACAGGCGACCCGTTCATCCTGATCGTCCCGCCGGAGACGAAGTAATGCCGGCTGTGACACTGACCAGGTCACAGGGTCGTGTCTACCACAGCACGGCCCGGTTCAAGGTGGTTGTCGCTGGCCGTCGCTTCGGGAAGACGTTTCTGGCGCTGGCGCTGCTGCTGGCTGCCGCCCTGCGGAAGGGCACGCGCGACCTCACCTTCTGGTATGTCGCGCCAACCTACAGGCAGGCCAAGCAGATCGCATGGAAGCAGTTGAAGCGCATGATCCCGATGAGCTGGGTGAAGGCGGTCAACGAAACGGAATTGTCCGTCGAGTTCGACAGCGGCAACGTCATCGCCCTCCGTGGCGCGGACAACTTCGACAGCCTGCGCGGCGTGGGCCTGGACGGCGTGGTGCTGGACGAGTTCGCCGACATGGACCCGGACGCCTGGTTTGAGGTGATCCGCGCGGCGCTGGCCGACAAGGCCGGCTGGGCCCTGTTCATCGGGACGCCCAAAGGCTTCAACCACTTCCATGAGCTCTGGGTGAAGGCCCAGGACGCGCCTGGCTGGGAGGCGTGGCAGTTCACCACGGCGGACGGCGGGAACGTGTCTCCCGAGGAACTGGACGCAGCCCGGGCCGAGCTGGACGAGCGCACCTACCGCCAGGAGTTCCACGCCAGCTTCGAGACGCTCTCGGGCCGCTGCTACCAGAACTTCGAGCGGGCGCAGAACGTCCGGGCCGACACCGAGGACATCCAGGAGCTTCCGCTACATGTGGGCATGGACTTCAACGTGAACCCGATGAGCGCGTGCTGCTCGGTAGCACCTGGTGGCCAGCTGCACACCTTCGGCGAGATCGAGATTCCCAACGGGAACACGGACCTGATGGTGGCCGAGCTGCTGCGCCGGTTCCCTGGTCGGCGCACGGTGGTCTATCCGGACCCTTCCGGGAACAGCCGGAAGACTTCGGCGCCCGTGGGCCAGACCGACTTCAGCATCCTGAAGGCCGCCGGCTTCAAGGTAGTTGCACCGGCCCAGGCCCCCTTCGTGGTGGATCGGATCAACGAGGTCAACGCCCTCATGCGGAACGCAGGCGGTGAGGTCCGGGCGTTCATCAACCCGCGCTGCAAGTCCCTGATCCGCGGGCTCGAGGGCCAGACCTACAAGGACGGCACCTCTGAGCCTGACAAATCCCTCGGGATTGACCATATGCCCGACGGCTACGGCTACAAGGTCCACGCCCTGTTCCCCATCATCAAGCGAACCGCCGTCGTCCAGGGATTCCGCCTATGAGCCGTCCCGACGCCCTCGAAGTCCTGGTCCTGCACTTCGCGTGTTCACTGCTGCGCGGCGGGCACACCCCGAGCGAGGCCCGGCGGGAGGCGGAGCTGCGGGTGGACCTCCTGGTGGAGGACCTGGCCCGCTCCGGCGCGCCCGTGGGCGTGTTCCTGCGGCGGATCAAGGTCTACCGGCTGCGGTGCCAGGGGGTCGGCATGCAGGTCATCGCCGGGCGGTTCAACATCACCCGGATGCAGGCCTACACGGACTACCGCGCCGAGCTGCTGCGCCGTCGGAATTGGGCCGCCTCCGCCTGATGTAAAGCCGGAGTTTACATCGCGGCCCCAACCCTTGATCTGGGGGGCCATTACCCCAACGCCCGATCTCTATTCGGGACACGCATAAGCGATGAACCAAGGCCCCCCACTTTTCAGGGGGCCACCATGACATTCCTGCTCGTCGTTGTCATCGGCCTGGCCCTCGTCCTGGTGGCCCGGTCCGCGGCCTTCAAGGCGATCTTCGCGGACTCGGACACCCTTACCACGGAAGCTCAACTGGCCTCGGTCCGCTTGGCTGGCTGGCTGGCTTTCCTGGTGCTGGCGGTCCTCAGCATCTGGGGCCGCATCCACACCACAGCCAACCCAGGCATGGACTACTCGGACCCCCGCTTCGACGGCGTGGTGTTCCTGCAGAACGCCCCGCCCAAGATCATGGCCGCCCTGGCGCTCTGGGTGGTGATCGTCGCGGTGGGTGTGTTCACCTGGCAGGTGCTGGACAACCTGCTGGCGAAGCGGGCCGCGGCGCGTGCCGACGTGCGGCTTCTGTGCGCGGTGGTCCTGGGGCTGGCCTTCCTCTTCGGCGGCGTGCTGCGGTGAAGATTGCCGCCCTCGTCCTGCTGGCCGTCGTTCCCTTCCGCGCAGACTTTGAGCGGGAGGCTGGGGACCGCTGGCCCGAGAGGGCGGCGCAGGTATGGCAGGAGAGCCGGTTCCGCCCGACCGCGGAGAACCCCTACAGCCACGCCAAGGGACTGGCGCAGTTCATGGACCCGACCTGGCGCGAGATGCAGGACGACGGCGTGGTACCCATGGACGTGAGCCCGTTCCAGGCGTTCTGGGCGATCAAGGCCCAGCATGTCTACATGCTGCGCCAGGAGCGGTTCGCGCGGAGGCGCTTGCCAGGCTGTGACCCCTGGATCGCTGGTCTGGCCTGCTATAACTGGGGCCCGGGCAACTGGCAGAAGGCCGTCCGGCGCGCCGATGCGGCGGGCGCTGTAGGTGCCCTGACCTGGGTCCGCTTCAGCCCACGCGAGACCCAGGACTACATCCGGGTGATCCCGGCGAAGGCCGCGGAGTATCGGGGCGTCCATGGCTGAGCCCACCCCCACTCGCCCCTGGTCCATCCTCACCCTGATGGCGCTCACCGGCGTCATCGTCTGGGGCATCCAGGAGCACCGCCGGGCGGCGCAGCTGGTGGCCCTGCAGGAAACGGTGGAGGCGCGCTTCGAGAAGATCGGCAAGGCCTACCAGGCGCAGGGACGCGTGGTGGACGCGCAGCAGCTGGCCTTCCGGGTGAAGGAGCTGCTGGGCCCGGAACTGGCCCGGGAGATATCGCGGCAGGGTGGTCGGGTCATTGGCGCGACCCAGGCGTCCGGGCTCGTCCCAGCCACCACCCAGCCGCTCCAGCCTGTGGTCATTGAGGTGCCCGGCCAGGTGGTGACGGTGCCCCAGGACCGGGGCGGCCTGCCTGCGCTCACCTCGGCGCAGATCGTGGCTGATCCCAGCGGCCTGCGAGTGGGCTGGATCAATCGGGAGGAGCGTTTCAAGCTGGCCTTCGCCTCCTGGCGCACCGGCGGCGATGGGCTGCGGGCTGCGGCCCGCCTTACCCGCGAGGTGGACGGCCAGGCCGAGGAGATCCACCTCACAGCCGCCGAGGCCTACTTCCCGGCCTCAGAGATCCAGCGGCTGGCGCCGTCGCCGAAGTTCAGTCTGGCCGCGGGGCTGGGCAAGGACTCGGACGGGCACCTCCGGCCGAGCGTGCTGCTGGAGCGTCACTTTTCACGCAACTGGTCCGTGGTCACCGGCTACGCCAACGGCGGTTCGGTGGTGATGGGCAAGTACACATGGGGGCACAAGTGAACGAGCCTATTCTGACCGTCACCTTCGACAAGGCCGCCCTGAAGGCCGAGGCTGAGCAGCTCCTGCGTGGCTCGCCACTGTGGGCCCAGATCCAAGGCGGCCTGGTGCTGGACATCCGCCACCCAGAGCAGGCCTTCGGCGTGCTGGGTGACCTGGTCAAGAACGTCTGCGCCTCGGTGGAGGTGGTGAAACAGAACTTCGTCGCCGAGCATGACCCGGACGGCATCCTGGGCTTGAAGTTCGACGGCAAGCTCGCCTTCGAGCTGGCGCTGGAGATCCTGGACGAGGCCATCAAGTTCGGCGGCGTCTTCGGCCCGGCCATCGAGTGGGCGGACCGGCCCCTGCTGAAGTTCTTCATCGAAATTGGTATCGCGGCCTGGCGCGGCAAGGACTGGCTGGCCACAGCCAAGGTCCTGCTGGCGCTGGTGTAGGGGGCGGCGTGTCCATCTGGCTTGAAATTGTCCTAGCGATAGGCGCTTCGTTCGCCGCCGCGCTCGTGTCCCTGCTGATCTACCACTCCAACACGAAGCGGAAGGAGGGCGCCCTCGAGCAGGCGGCCACCGAACACAAGCGGCAGACCGAGGCCCAATGGCGCCGGATCCAGGCCCAGGAACATGAGCTCTCCGGCGCCAAGACTGAGTTGGCGGTGCTGAAGGCGCTGATCTCGGGCATGCCCAGCGAGGCCACCATCCGCGGCTACCTCGAGGGGCTGGAGTCGAAGCTCGAAGCGAGGCTGAACAACCTCGCCACCTCCATCAGCGGCCAGATCGAATCCCTGCTCGAGCGGGATCGAACGAACTGCCGCCATGAGGGCTGTCCGATGCAGGGGAACGACGGGAGGCACCGATGAGCAGCCAGGACGTGGGCCGGGCCAACCTCGTGTTCCACATGGGCGCGGACTGGTCCCGCACCCTCACCTACTACAACGCGCTCACCTCCCTGGCCGGGGTGACAGGCACCGGGGCCACCGGAGCCACCAGCATCACCGTGGCCAATGGGTCGGCGTCACCAGTGACCTTCGCGGCTGGCGAACTGGTGACCTTCGGCAGCGACAGCACGGTTTACCAGGTGGAGACCGGGGCCACCATCAACGCTGCGGCCTCCGGAACCATCATCCTGGAGGGCACGGGACTCGAGAGGGCTGTCGCCGCGGGCACCGTGAGCCAGGCCCAGCCCTTCAACCTGACGGGGTACACGGCCCGCATGCAGGTTCGTGCCACGGCCGAGGCCTCGAGCACGATCCTCAGCCTCACCAGCAGCCCCGCGGCCGGGATCACCATGGGCGGGGCCGCGGGAACCCTGGCCCTGGCGGTGACGGCCGCCCAGCTCACCACCGGCACGCTGAGCCTCACATCTATCACGACGCCCAAGGCCTGGGTGCATGAGGAGCTGCCCGACGGGCGCGTGCTGAAGGGATACGGCAAGGTGGGCGTCTACGACGTGGAGATCGTCTCGGCGGGAGGCGTGGTGACGCGCATCCTGCAGGGCCAGGCCTGCTTCGATGCCGAGGTGACCCGATGAGCGACCGCATCATGGTGAAAACGTCTGGCGGGGTCAGGATCGTGGCCATCGGGTCCGGGTCCGGCTCTGGGTCTGTAGCCGCCCACGCCAGCTCCCACGCGGCTGCGGGGTCGGACCCGCTCACCCTCAGCCAGTCGCAGATCACCAACCTGACCACCGACCTGGGGAACAAGCAAGCCTCTGACGCCACCCTCACCGCCCTGGCCGCCCTGGACGCCACTGCCGGCCTCGTGGAACAGACCGCCGCAGACACCTTCACCAAGCGTGCCCTGGGTGTGGCCGCATCCACGTCTGTGCCCACGCGAGGCGACGCGGACGCACGCTACGATGCCCTGGGTGCAGCTGCTGCCGCGCAGTCGGCAAGCCAGCCGGTGGATGCGGACCTGACGGCTATCGCGGCGCTGGCGACCCACTCGTTCGGGCGGGACCTGCTCATCAAGAGCGACGCCGCAGGCGTGCGGTCATACATCGGCGCGGGTACCTCGTCCTTCGACGGGGCCTACTCGTCACTCTCGGGCGTCCCATCGACCTTCGCGCCCTCGGCCCACGCCACAGCCCACAAGGGCGGGGGCGGCGATGCGTTGTTGCCTGCCGATGCGACCGGATGGCTAAAGAACAATGGCTCCGGGACCTACTCCTGGACCACCCCAAGCGCGGCGGACGTGGGTGCGGACCCGACGGGCTCTGCGGCAGCGGCGCAGGCCGCCTCACAGCCCTTAGACACCCAGCTCACCTCACTGGCTGCGCTGGCCTACACGGGCAACACCCTTAAGGTGGTCCGCGTTAACGCCGGAGAAACTGACTTTGAGCTGGCAACGCTCACCCAGACGACCCCCGGTGGCGCAGATACCCAAGTCCAGATCAATGACGCAGGAGCGTTCTATGGAGACGCGAACCTCGTCTACAACAAGACAACCTCAGCCCTGGCGCTCACCGAAGGCACCTTCACGAATACGCAGGCGGTCGCCGCGACAAGCGTGGATGGAATTGTCCTCGCCACCTCCGCTACCGCTACGGTAGGTGCGCAGAAGTATTCGCCATCCGTCCGCTTTAGGGCTAGTGGGTTTGATGCCGATGATGCGGTTGCCCGAACAGTAGACTGGAAAGCCGAAGTTATCCCCATTCAAGGGAATACTGTCACCTCGTCCCTTGTTCTATCCCACTCGCTGGCCGGTGGCGCATATACCGACAGGTACACATTCGGGAGCAACGGAACGCTTTCTTCGCTCACAAGCATTTCTATGGCGGGCAGTGGGTATATCTTTACGGGATCTACGGGTGTTGGTATTGGGTATCATGTTTCTTCTGAGATTGTCGTAAGGTCAAGCGATGGTCTATACACTGTAGGCTCCTCCGGCCTTAATTCTCCCGACACATTCCTTGGTAGAGACGGAGTGGCCAACTGGAGAATGGGCAGAGCCGCCGCCAACCCTCCCGTAGCGCAGACTCTGAGTGTTCAGGATGCAAGCGGAACCAACATCTCTCCCGCAAAGTGGACCTTCCGCTCATCCCGTGGCACAGGTAGCGCCGTTAACACCGGAATCCTCTACGAATGGCAGACGCCTGATGTGGGCGCTTCTGGGACCACGCTCCAGACCGCTACGGCGAAACTTGGTCTGACTGGCGATGGAAAGTTGGTTCTTCCCAAGACCACGGGTCTGGGGATTCAGGTTGATCTTGCCGCCCCCACCTTCCCGTGGCGGGATCTGACGGGCGATATTACGGTTCGTGGTTCGGGTGCCGCCGATCCTACCTTCGCCACCTACACCGGCACGGTCATGCGGCAGTACTCCTTCTCGGCGACTACCGAGCAGGAAGTGTTCATCGTGTTCCATGTTCCGCATGATTATGTTCCATCGACAAATATCTACCTCCACGCCCACTGGTCCAATGCCGCCGCCACCCCCAACACGGGCGATGTGGTCTGGGGCTTCGACTACTCCTTCGCCAAGGGCTTCAATCAGGAGGCGTTCCCCGCCTTCACGACCATTACCGTGACGCAGGCTTGTCCCGCAACTCGCTACCAGCACAACATCGCGGAAACAACTGCCATCACGATTGCCAGTCTTACTGAACCTGACGGACTTATTCTCGTCAGGGCTTACCGCAAGGCGGCTGACGGTGCGGATACCTGCACCGATGCCGTATTCCTCCACACGGTTGACATCCACTACCAGTCCACTGGTATTGGGACCAAGAACAAAGTCAACAACTTCTACGCATAGGAGCCCATCATGGCCTTCGCAGCAATCGGACAGTTCAACCACCCCGACACCGAGCAGGACGAGTCTTGGCCTAATGCCTACTTCGTCATCACGGAAGTCAATACCAGCCGTGTTGCCACGCCCTACTCCGGCATGGATTCGCTGGCCCACTACAAGGTCTACAAGTCCAAGGCAGCCAAGCAGGACGGGAAGAAGGAGCGGTACAGCAACACCTTCCCCTTCGACTATGTGCCAGCCGATGGCAACATCTTCGCTCAGGCGCTTGAGACGCTGAAGCTCCAGCCAGAGTACCCCGGTCTGGTGGACGGCTGATGCGCATCATCTGGTCGGAAACCTCGCCCTGGCCCTGGAAGGCCAAGGACAAGCAGAAGCACCTCGTGGCTGGTGCGTTCGCTGGCTTCGCTGCTGCCCTCTACCTGCTGACCTGCCCGACTCCCCACGGCTGGTTCTGGATCATCCTCACGTCAGCCCTCGTGGGTCTCCTCAAGGAGGTGGTGGACGGAGCGTCGGGGAAGGTGGTGGAAATCGCAGACTGGGCGAACACGGTCATGGGCGGTGCAGTCGTGGCCGCTCTCTACGCCATCTTTAGGTGAGGTGCTGACATGAACGAAGTCGAGCGGAAGACGAAGGCCCAGGAAGACGCAGAGAAAAAGCGCGTCCTGCCGCGGCTCTTGGTGAAGGGCACCGAGGCCATGAGGGAAGCAGGCAGCACCTACCTGCCACGCCACCCGCTAGAGGAGCTGGACGCCTGGCAGAGCCGCGTGAGGGCCTCCGTGCTGCTGCCGGCCTTCCGGGATGCGGTGGACCTGGCCTCCGGTCTCATCTTCCGTAAGCCGGTGGTGGTGGATGGGGCCGAGGAAACCCAGGCCTGGTTCCGCAACGTGGACCTCATCGGGCAGGACGTGACCCAGTTCGCGCGCACCAGCTTCGAGAGCGCGGTGACGGATGGGGTCTCGTTCATCGTGGTGGACTACCCCGTGGTCCCCGTGGGCGCCAGCCTCAAGATCGAGCGCGAGCTGGGTGTCCGGCCCTACTGGGTCCACGTTCCCGCCAGCCGGGTGCTGGGCTTCCGAACGCAAACCGTGAACGGGCGCCTGGTGTTGACGCAGTTCCGGTACAAGGAAAGCGTGGAGGTGAACGACGGCAGCTTCGGGACGAAGAGTGTGGAGCGGATTCGCGTCCTGGAGCCCGGGGTGGTGACCGTCTTCGTGGACAACGAGGGTCAGGGCAACTGGGTGATCGACCCCGCGGCCTCCGGCGCCACCACGCTCCAGGAGATCCCCGTGGTCCCGGTCTACACCGGCCGGACGGGCTTCATGGGGGGGTTGCCGCCGATGCTGGACCTCGCCTGGAAGAACGTGGAGCACTGGCAGAGCGCCAGCGACCAGCGGCATATCCTGCATGTGTCCCGGGTGCCCATTCTCTTCGGCTCTGGCTTCGACTCCGACTCCAGCCTGGCCGCCAGCCCGAACAGCGCGATTCTCGGGCCTACGGGGTCCACCCTGGTCTACGTCGAGCACAGCGGCAAGGCGATCGAGGCCGGGCGTCAGGATCTAGTTGACCTCAAGGACGAGATGCAGCGCATGGCTGGGAAGATCATCAACGAGAAGGTGATGAAGACCGCCACGGAGAGCGGCGTGGAGTCCACCCAGGCCATGAGCCGGATCCAGGCCTGGGCGCTGGGTCTGCAGCACGCCCTGGACCTGGCCATGGAGTTCACCGCCAAGTGGGCAAAGCGGGACGTGGGCACGGTCCGCGTGAACACCGACGTGGACACCGCCAAGCCTGACGCGCAGTTCCTCACGGAGGTCCGGAACGCCGTGGTGTCCGGTCTGCTGTCGAAGGAGACCTACCTGCAGATCCTCCAGGATGCTGAGGTGCTGCCCGACGGCTTCGATATCCAGGACGAACTGGACAGGCTCAGCATCCAGGCCCCCGCCCCGGTGGAGGTGCCGCCCAGGACGCCCAAGCCGGCGCCCGCTGCCTAACCCATGTCCCTCCCAGATCGGTTCCACGACCGCGCCATCGAAGACGTGATCGCCACCCTGCGCTACGAGGCGGGGTTGTCGGGGCGTGTGGCGGCCCACTTCCGTGGGCTGGAGCGCGACCTGCTGGCTGCCCTGGCCGCCCTTGGGGATGATCCCAGCACTGCCAGCCAACGCCGGCTCAAGGCCGTACTCAAGGAGGCCAAGGAGGCCATCGAGGATCGGCTGGGAACGGCTGCGGCGCTCATGGGCGAGGAGATGAAGGGCTTCGCGGCCATTAAGACCGACTCGGCCCTCACCTTGCTCAACGGGGCCATCGGCGTGGACCTGGGCTCGGCCACCTTCACCGCTGAGCAACTGGAGGCCATCGCCTCAGACGTCCTGATCGAGGGCGCGCCGTCGGCGGAGTGGTGGGCGCTGCAGGAGTCGGAGGTGCTGCGGAACTTCACAAACCGGGTTCGCGCGGGAATGAGCCAGGGCCTGACCCCGGACAAGATCGCCCGGGAGGTCCGGGACATGATGGG